CTAAATTCTCCAATGGTACAGATAAATCAAACCTCTTACCTATTGCCATCAGTTCTGGAGTTTTAGTTACTACTATGTAGTTACTTCCCCAGTAAGAGTTATCTTTTTTATAAGGATTTAAGTCCTCTCCTACAACCTCTGAGAAATATTTCATCTCTTCCTCTGCTGAAAATTTCTTTCCACCTTTAAATGGATTAATAACCCTCTTAGTTTTATCATCCATCTTTAGGGTATATCTATCACTAGCACCCTCCATTTTAAAGAAAGCAATATGCTTTGTATCATTAACCATATCACTCTTCTTTGGAATAGGTCTTAAAAATACTATCCTATCCTCTAAAATACCTTTTTCTAATGCTTCTTCTCTGCTCATAGTTTAATTAATTGTTTATCTAGTATAATCAAATTTTGCCAAATTTAAAATAAATATTTAATATTTCAAAGAAAAAGTAGGGGAATTTTTCATCCCCTACTATATCAATTATTATCGTAGAATAGAAGGAATAATCCTACCAGTCTTTAAGATGTTATTTACTTGGATTGCTCCTTGATACATCTTACGCACAGAGTAACCATCTTTCAATGAACTTACAGCTCTTGGAGAAGATAGGTTGTTGTAGTTACTGAAACCATCACGCATACCTGGAACAAAAGCATAAATTTCTTCATCACCTTTAACAGCTACACGTTGAATATTAGGTTTACCATTAGTTGTACCAAAATCCCAAATATCATAGATATATGAACTTGCAAAACCTCCACGTGGGTCACGGATTTTATTCCTAATTGGGTCATCCTTCATAGGGTCAATCATAAGTTTGAATTTGATACCATTAACAAATTCATACTCTACAAATTGTCCTTCAGCAAGTTTCATCTTACCGTCACCAAGTCTAGCTAGGTTATGGTCACTACGCAACCAAGCAATCTCACCACCTCTTTCAGCAAGAGCTTTGTGTAGTTGGTATGCACCATACTCACCAGTAGAAAGTACAAGTTGTCTCTTATCTTCAGCAACTTTACCTACAGAAATATCCATAGCAAAGTCGGTTAAAGCTTTCAATGAGAAATCATTGTAGAATAGTAAGTTCCCACCTTCCATTTGCTCATATAGACCAAACCCTGCTTTGATGGTGTTACCAGATTCACCTTTAAGTGCATAACCACCTTCGCAGTCTTAGGTAGATTTACCACCTAAAAGAAGACGTGCTTTATCCCTACGGAATTGTACTAGGAAGTCCCACTCTAGTTTAGAAATCCATGAAGTATGTTCCTTACCATTCTGGTCAGTAAATTTAAATGCTAAAGGAGCAACTTTACCTTTACGGATCATATTACCAGGAACTTCATAATTCTTACTAATCATAGAGAAGGTGTTCTCCATTACAAAGTGACTAGCATGCTTAACATCATTACCACGTACAGAGAATTCTTGTTCAATTAGACCATACTCCTCTGACCATAGTGTATCAGCAGCTACTTCATCAGCATCAATAAATTTTAAATTGTCCCCTGTTTGAATTTGTACTTCATACACAAAGTATTCTCCAACTTGAATAGCATCTCTTGTACATTTTAAAGTATATTTTTCTGGGTGATGCCCCACCATTGCAGAAGTTGCACTGAAGAAATCCTCAGCAAACCACATATAGAATACACCATTACCTAAACCTGCTCTATCAGCATTTGTAATCTGTGCAGCAGCAGTAGTTGGAGTCATAGTGGCTTTTACAAGTGGAATATTTCTTTCCTCTGAACCTTGTAAAGCCCAACGGAATGGGGTATCATCATCTAAATATCTAGTTGGAAATCTATCCATAAAAGATACAATATTATCAGCCCCATAATTCACCTCATACACCCTATCAATGAATTTGCTAATCCATTGAGGATCTTGCATACCCATCCATCCTAAGTGAGCTTCTCTTGTAAGCTTGCCCCAATAAGAAGGGTCTAGGATTTGCATTTTACTAATCTTAACACTCATTTTTATAATTTAAAGAATTGTTTATACTATGTTTAAAATTTAAAAGTTTTCTGTAAAATTGATATAGAAGATTCACCTTCATCTACCTCTGAACTAAGTCCATCAAGATTTGCACCTTTTACTTTAAGTCCTTCATGTAAATCCTTTACAACAGAGCTTTTTTATTTTCTCTCTAACAGTACCCATCTTACCATCCAGTAATCCAGTCATAATTGCATAGGCTAGATTAATTTGGGCCTGTTGGGGATTCTTTGCAAACCATGCTTGTACTCCATATATAGGTCTACCATCCTCTGTAGTACCTATTGGCTCATTCATAAATTTCTCTAATTTCTGTTGAGTAGTCTTATTAATAGTTTGACCTAGGATTTCCTTAGAACTATAGATAGCCTCTTTAAGTTTAGTCTTAGTTTCTAATTGGGCTTTCTGAGCAGCTTTTTCAGCATTTATTTTAGCCTGTTTCTCCTCTTTAATCCTATCCTCATTAAACTTCTTAATATTAGGTAAAGCCTTTTTAGCTTTCTCAACATCCTTACCTGTAGTAATCCAGTTCTCTACCATCTCCTCAATATCCTCATCTGAGTATCTAGTATTATTTTTTAAATCCTGAATTAATACCTTCTTGCGCAAGTCTACTGCATCCTCATCTTCTAGTTGGTCAGTAGTAATATTCTCAAAAGCAGTTTTAGCTGATACAAGTTCTAAAGCTTTACTAGAATCTATATTCAATCCTTTAAGGTAATATACTCCTTAATATCATCTTCATACATCTTCTTAACTTCCTCAACCCTTGCTTCAACTTCACTATCATATAGGTACTCAAGTCCAGCTTCTTCACCTTCCTCTTTCACTATCCTAGTTAACTCCTCTTCATCAAAATTAGAAAGAACACCCCTCTCATTCTGAAACTTGGCAAAGACTAGAGCAATTGAAGAGCCAGCATTAGACTGACTTTCTTTATGAGAGGGGGTCTTTTTATCATCAACATCTTCTTCATCCTCTTCTGGTTCCTCATCATCTACCTCTTCCTTTGCAGGTTTCTTGGTATCCTTAACTTTCGGCTTTTCTTCTTTATGGAAAGGAAGCATATCTTCCTCTCTAATTGGTGCATCTAAATTACTATTTTCTACACCTGCTTCATCTAGGGAAATATCTATGGAATCTCCAAAGTCTATCCCTGCAAATACATCATCAATTTTCTCTTCATTTTCCTTACTCATCTTTGCTAGTTTTTCAAGTTGTTACAAATATATAATTATTATATCAAATAATACAAGCTGTTAGGCACAATTTATTTACTTCCTTATAGCTTAAAGTTTAAGCCTCTCCCATCTCTTCATCCAAATCTCCTAATGATTTGTTAGTCTTCTTGTACATTTCTATCCTATCTAACCAATATATAACTTTCATCTCCTCTTCTCGTTGTTCTAGAAGAAATTGTTGTGCTAATTCAAAGGTCATTAAATCTGCTTCCTTCATAGCCTCTGAAGCAATCTTTTTCCATTGGCTAGTTACTAATATTTCATGCTCATCTGATTTAGCAACTATTTCTTCAATACCTTCAAACTTTTGTTGAGGTAGTGTAGTGGCAGGAATTATAGGCATACAATTTCTATCCTGCATATAGTTTATAATCTTCTCTGCATGTCCAGTTTCCTCTGTACTATATTTCTTCCATAGTTTAGCTGCTCCTACCCATCCATTATACTCTAAACAGTTCCCCATAGCTCTGTATAAAGCAGAACTATTCATCTCATTGGCTATTTGAGTTTTAATATCTTCTCAATGTTATCACTAATCCTTTTTGTCTTCATTTATAATTGGTGTTAATAAATCTCCATTTAATACTTTTACAATAAAATCTTCTACCTGTTTTGCTTTATCAGCACTACCTATAGTATAGTATTGTTTTCTCATTAGTTGTATATACTATGGTTTTACCATCCCTATAAAAGCTTTTAACTAAGTTGAAGTTAAACATAGTGTCCTTGTAGGTTTATCCACATAGTTTACTTCTCTCCCGAAACCTTATTTTGTTTGGCAACTTTAGCTTTTAATTTTCCCTTCTCATAGCGGCATCATCCTTCTGTTTCTGAAGTTTTCTGCATGCTTCATCTTTCTTTCCTCTAAAG